GGAGAAAACCAAGAATATTTTGATCTTGGTGGAGACGCTCCAATTCAAGCTGAAGGTAAAGGAGAGCAACAGGCTCCAAATCCTGTTGAAACACTGGAGGACTTTGATCGAAATCTTAGACCTTCAGACACTCAAGAACAACCTACAGAAGCTCAAGTGGAAACTAAAGCAAATGAAGGTCGTTTTGAGTATTGGCAGAGCAGATACGACCAAAAGGCAAGTGAGTTCAACCAATTAGAAGAAAAATTGGCTCAGTACGAAAAGGTAGCTCCTGTAGCTGAGTACATAAAGGATAATCCTCAAGTTCTTCAAAACGTTGCACGATCACTTTCTGGTGATACCCAACAGGTTCCTGTAGATACAAAATCTGAAGGATCACCACAGAAACCACAAAGACCAGTTAAACCTGCCAACTATGATCCATCCGAAGCTTATATGGATGTAGATAGCGCAAGTTATAAATACAGACAATCAATGGATGAGTTCAGGGACAATATGCTTGATTACAGTGAGCAAATTGATACTTATCGCACCCAGCAAGCCGAAGCCAGGGAGGCAACCCTTAAGCAACGACAAGCTGAGTACACACAACAAAAAGAAGTTGAGAAAATGCAATCAGAACTTATTAACTCTTATGGTTATGCACCAGAAAAAGCGAATGAGTTCATAAAGTATTATAGTAGTCCTGAATCCTTGAGTCTAGATAATCTAGTACGTCTTGATAAACTGCGTTCTGCACCCTCCCAAGCTGAGATGGAACAGAGGCAAAGAGCCGAGAGCATGAAGCAAAATCAACAAAGGTTAAGTGTACCTCCACCTGCAAGTACAGGCACAGGTTACTCTGAACCTCAGTTAAACGAAGAAGATGCTTTCAACCTTGGCTTAATGCGAAATCGAAGACAGTAACGGTTTAACAAGATAAACCCTTCGGGGTTTAGGAGGATAATACTATGGCATCAAATGCCAAAACACTGGGATCATCAGGTGTCCTGTACAGTGATAGACGGGACTTTTACATGCGCCCTAATGTGGTTAAAGAACTTTGGACAGATGTAACGCCCTTTACCACAGTAGTTTCAAATCAACAAACTATTACAGGGATGTCAGATCCGCAGTTTAAAATGTTCGAACACAGAAACCCTTGGCAAAAACAGTATTTTCAAGTTGGCACAGTTGTAACAAGTACAACTGATAATGCTGCTGATACTTTTGTCGTTAAAGCGGGTTCAGTTGTAGGTTTAGAAGGAGAAGGTGGAGATAACGCCTATAACAGTTGGACTGGACTTCAGTGTGAAGTTTGGTCTGCATTGACTCCTGGATCAACCAAGAGAGGTGTAGTGCTTATTACTGCAGTCGCTGGTAGTGGCTCAAGTGCAAACATATCAGTAAAAAATATGAATGATACTGGTGATATTGTGACTGCTGATGGTGACTATTTAGTAGTCATTGGTAATGCCTATGGTGAAGGTACAGAATCAGGAACTGCTTGGAGTGACGAAATTCAAGTAGTTTACAATCAGTGTCAGATTTTTAAGACACCGCTTGAGATTACAGGGACATTGCTACAAGCATCTTTGCGTGGAGAATCATCTGAATTGGCTAGACTTCGTGATCAAAAATCACAAGAGCATAAAATTCAGAAAGAACGTGCATTTTTGTTTGGTAGATCACCAATCAATATTAGTGCTGGGTTCGATGATAACTCTCTATCTGATGCAAATGGAAATGCTCTTAGGTCTACAATGGGCATTATACCCGCAATTGAAAAGCATGGTACTACATCGGGTTCTGATCAGAATCGTTTTTCAATATCTGAAGCAAGTTACTCCTATGGAAACTTTGTTGATGATATGGAAAAAGTGTTTCAATACGTTCCTGAAGCTGGCATGAAACGTGCTTTCTGTGGGCCTGGTGCATTGGGATACTGGTCTAAAATGTCAGGTGGTGAAGGAATCGCTGGTAATAGCGGTTGGACAGTAAACCTTGGTGATATGAAGCGTGATGCTTTCGGCTTTAACTATCGCAGTCTTGAAACTCCTCATGGAATGTTGCAGTTGATACCAACTCCAGTTCTTAGGGATGCTTACAATAAGACAATGCTTGTAGTTAGCGATGAAAACTTATTTCATGCTCAGTATCGTTCGCCAATGTTTCAAGCTTCAATACAGGCTAATGACCTTGACGGTGTTAAGGATCAGTACATGTCTGATGAAGGCATTGGTATAACCTTGATTGAAAGTCATAAGTTATTCCAAATCAGTTAAGGGAGGTTAAAAATGGCTAGACCTTATTTAGGTGGAACATTTGCTGGTATAAAAGAAATAACAGCAAATACAACACTTGGAAAATCTGATTCAGGGCTGATATTGTACTTAAATAGCACTTCAGCAGTAACGATTACGTTACCAACGGATGCAAACGTGTTTAAAGGGTATACTGTTAAGTTCATTGTTCAAACAGCAAATGATAATGGATATAAAATAAAATCAGGTGACATTGCAGACGATGGAGGTGATGACTTTGTAGGAGGAATCATTTTAGCAACAACGACTGCGGCAGATTGCAATTTTATTGCACCTTCAGCAAACGATTCTGCTATTAGTCTTGATGCTAACCTTAATGATGCTGGTGGTGAAAAAGGTTCATACGTAGAGTTAATGAAACTAAGTGACAATGAATGGATGGTATCTGGTTGCGTGTATTCTGATGATACAGACTCTGATGGATCAGCAGTGTTTACAAACGTTTCATAAGTAAACAAAAACGTAATGGGGGAGTTTCGGCTCCCCCATAACTATAGGAATTATATGACACAACAAGAAATGATAGAATCGGTTCAATTGCATCACCCAAACTTGAGCAATAAACAGATACGTATATTTTTAAATAAAGCTTTAGATGAGTTTTGTAGAAAAACAAGAGTGTTAAAAACACTCTATACTTTTCCTACAGTAGCCGATCAAAGATATTATTCTTTAAGCGATGATATAATTGAAGTTACTAGAGTTGATTACGATAGTTATGAAATACCACGATTAATAAGCCCACCTGAGAAAACAGATGTCACTTGATCAAAAATCAAATGCTTTAAAAAAAGTATGGTGGGTAGAAAGAGATGGTATTGGCATTGCTACTGCATCTTCTACTGATGAAACTTCAGATTTTGTATCTGTAAGTGAAGTAAAGACTGTTAATGTGCATGCAATTAAACACGATAAGAATTTTATAGAGTCAGGTAGCCCTGGGTATATAATGACTCAATCGCCTGCAATCCCTGATGAGTTTCACGAAGGATTGGTTAATTATGCAATTGCCAAGGGATATGAATTAAATCCTGAAAAACTTCAGGCAGCTTCCTACTTTAGACAGTTATGGAATATGTGCGTGAATGAAGGAAAACAATTTTCCAATCAAGAACGATTGGGCAATCAAGGGTATACAATTAGACAACAGGATTTTTAATGACAGAACAAACTATAGCAAGTACTACATTTACTGAACTATCAATAGAAAATACTACGTTTACTGAGGTAAGTCATCCCTAATGGCTACATTTAAAGTACAAGTAGAAGATTTAATAGGTGCAGTAGGAGATGATGCTCTTATTACAGATTCATTACTTAGCTCTGGTGCTGAGATAATAGAAAAAACTCCCGATGATAGACTTTTAAAATCAGCTGATGAAATTGCTATAGATAGTACAAGTGGCCTTGATGTATCAAGTAAAAAAGTATTAGGCGTTCATGTTGCAAATAAAAAAGCAAGATACTATCCTTACTCTGATGTAGGAAGAGCAAAGGATGCAAATTCAATTCATTATGCAAGGTCAACAGATCCAGTTTATTATTTTAAGGGAGAAAAGATTTTCGTGGTATACGATGGCAGTGAATCCAATCAAGGAAAACTTATTTATGTACCAATCCAACCAACATCAAATGGCACAGCATTGGTTGATTCAGGTGATAGTGCAACTGCTTTATTTCCATTAGAAGCAGAAAAACTAATGGTTATGGGTGCATCCGTTCGTTGCTTAAAAAGAATTATAGCAGATCAAATTAACACAGACGAAGATCCTGAACTTGCACAACTCTCACTAGCGCAATTACAAAGTTTAGAAGCTACTTACGAAAAAGAATTTCAAAAATATTTAACATAACCAAGATACCCATGAGAAGTGACAAGCTCGGTAAGGTATCGTAACTAAGGAGAAAAAAGATGTCAGCAAGCTTACAAAACTACACAGTAGTTGAATCCCAAAACGCCGCTTTAGGACAAGGTGGTGCAATACACGAAAGAGGTACTACTGCTTATTCAGGTAAAAAAATAGTAGCTATTACTTTTTTAGAAGATACTGTATTTGACGATTCAACTTCAGGAGCATTGGGTTTATTAAATAATGGTTCAAATTTTATTGGAACGGCATCAACGGGTAATGGAGATCAGATTACAGAATCACATACTTTTCCACAAGGGATGACCATATTTGGACAATGGGTAGGATTTAAACTTCACTCAGGGGCAGTTATTGCTTACCTTGGTCAATTTGATATTTAAAAATGATTAGGTTAGGAG